CTTGAAATCCTTATGCCACGTGTAAAGGCACAGATAACATCGGAGAAAGTACTTGCCTTGTTCAACGACAATATCAAATATCTTGTCAATCCAACGGGTAAGTTCGTGATTGGTGGTCCTCATGGTGATACTGGTTTGACTGGTCGTAAGATTATTGTTGATACTTACGGTGGTAAGGGTGGTCACGGTGGTGGTGCCTTCTCTGGTAAGGATTCAAGTAAGGTAGACCGTTCTGCAGCCTATGCAGCACGCTATATTGCAAAGAATATGGTGGCAGCTGGTGTGAGTGATGAGATTCTCGTACAGTTGGCTTATGCCATTGGTGTTGCTGAGCCTGTTAGCGTTTATGTGGATACAAAGGGAACTGCAAAAGTAAAGTTGACAGATGAGCAACTTGCTAATTATGTTTTCAATACTTTTGACTTGAGACCTAAGGCCATAGAGAAAAAGTTTAATTTGCGTTCACCTATCTACCTACCGACTGCTTCATTTGGACACTTTGGTCATAATCCATATACGGCACTTATGTTTGTGCAAGGAAAGGAGATAAGGGTGAAAATGTTTCCATGGGAAGAGCTTGATGCTGTAGAAAAGATTAAAACCGATTTGTTATGACGATTCTAAGTTTTACAATTGACCATACAACGTTGCTCAAAGGTGTTTATTTTTCAAGAAAAAAATAGATGCCATATAGAGACAAGATAACAACATTGGATATTCATTAGTACATTCACAATATAAACAAAACCGGAGATAGCTTAATGATAAAGCACTTAGCTCGGGGCTAAGAGTATGGGGGAGCGAAACCTTCTCTCCGGACTTCATTAGATAATCTATGATGTTTGCAGCTCCAGGCGCCTTATTTATAGGGCAAGTCCATTCTGATCAGCAGAAATTTCTCAAGGAAATCTTGGTAAATGCAAAAGCACAAGGGTTTACAAGAGTGATAGAGCCTTGTGCTGGTTCTTTTGCTATGTCAAATCTTGCAGTACAAGCAGGTTTCAAACCAGAGCAAATAGAAGCGAGTGATGTTACCTTGTATTCCTCAGTATTAGGATATGCAATTATGGATAAACCTCTTGATGATTTAGAGATAAAGATTAAAGGCTTTTCTGATGAAGATTGCAAGGATTATGCTACAGTTTTGTATGCGATTTGTTACCACAAATTAAGAAAAGCAGCTGGTAATGACTACGGTTATTCTTTACTGAGGGATTTAGAAATAAATAGAAGCGAACATATTAGTCGCTTCCAAGAAGGATTGCATCATGCTCGAAAAATTCTGTATGGATTAAAATATAGGCCATTAGACCTTATCGATCATCTAAGAGAAGTTAAAAGCGATGAAAAAACAATAATAATTGCCCAGCTACCTACCTACAAAGGAGGATATGAGCAACAGTTTAATTTTGGGGATATAGTCCAATGGAAAGAACCATCGTATAACATCTTCGACCCAGTAACAGGCAGGCACGATGTCATGGTTAATCTTATGGGAGATGCTCCAGCTCTCATCCTTGCATACGAGGAGTGTAAGACAGGAGAAACTGAGGGATACCCTATTTTTTGCCGTAAAGCCAGTCGAGGGGATTTTAACGTGTATCAGACAACCAACCATAAGGATATAGCGTTAGATTTGTCTCATGGAACAAAAATAACAAGAGCAAGCGAAGACAAACTTCAGAAATTGAATAGCTCTATTATGCCTTTAGATTATGAGATAACGGAGAACACAAAAATAGGAATCAAAAAGATAAGCGCATCTGTTGCGAGGTATTATAGAAACCTTTGGACACATAATTTTCAAGGTAACTCAGGAATGGTAAACCTTGATTTTGCTTTGTTCGCTGATGGCCTTCTATGGGGAGTAATGGGTATAGCTTTACAGGCTCCGGCTTCGGTAGCCGGAGAGCAAATGATGCTTATATATGGTATCACACCGCAACATTCGTATCTACGCTTACATAGGTTAATGGTGATGCTATCGCTGAGCAAGCCGTTTCTTGCTCCATATATAGCTACAGACAAGATGCGGAAGTATAAATATATGCAGACATCAATGATAACCAAGTATCCAGAGAGCAAGGAAATGCGAGGTGTCATGAAGTGCTATAACAAAGATAAATCAAAGTTAGGATACAAACTGCAATATCGTGGCGAGTTGACTGACAAAAAGTCATATCAAATTCTTAAAGAATATCTAAAGAAAGAGCAGGAATGGAGAATGAAAAGACAAAAGGCGAAAAGCCAGCAATAAAAGGGGTTGAGTTCCTTGTAGACATGGGGACTGGTCTTGTTTTTTCAAAAGTCGACGTAAATATCGTAAAAGAGCAAGATAAGAACGCACGTGTTCAACCAAGTGAAATGATGAATCAACTGACTGATAACATTAAGAACCGCGGTCAGTTAGAATCGGTGCCTTTCTGCGCCTATATAAATGGGAACGTTGAAATCATTAGCGGGCACCATCGAGTAAGAGCGGCAAAAACTGCTGGACTGAAATTTATCTATGTGTTGATAGATATCACAGAATTAACTCAGTCGAAAGTTGCCGCAAAGCAGATTGCTCATAATGCTATTGACGGTTTTGATGATCAAGACGTACTTAGAGAAATAGCTAAACTCATTACTGATGTTAATGACAAGATAGAGTCTTATGGAGGAAAGGAGTTGTTTGGAGAGTCAAAGTTGACTATAGAGAAGCTGCTTGATCCTAAAACAGATTTCGATTGGCAGCAGATGGAGTTTCTTTTTCTCCCTTATCAAGTGAAAGACTTAGACGCACTTGTCAAGAAAGCTGTTGGTAAGGATTATATTGGAGTAGCTCACATTGAACAATACGAACTCCTGTTGAAAACCTTGGAGAAATACAAGGAGTTTGCGAATGTAAAGAACGTTGGTCAAGCAATCTATATGATGATAAAGAATGCCGATCAAGAAATGGGTGAAGCTGGATTTGATACTACGCAGGAGTATGTTCCTATCACAAGGGTGATAGGTGCAGGTGCTATTCCCGTAGAAGATGCTAAGAAAATTAAAGAAAGCATCGATAGTATGGAAGAAAATGGCGTTATTCCGAAAAATAAACGTTGGTTAGGATTAATAAAAGCTATTGAAGCATATGCCAAAACAAAGTAATTATACCTCTCAAATACATGATCATATAGCATGGGCTTTAGCGGTTGAAGGAAAAACTGATATCCAAATAGCTGAGGTAATGGGTATCACTGAACGGACGCTGAATAATTGGAAGAAAACTCATGAATCGTTCTTTCAGTCCCTAAAAAAGGGCAAAAGTGTTGCTGACGCGGACGTGGTAAAATCTCTATATAACAGAGCCGTTGGTAAGGTTGTCGTCAAAAATAAAAAGGTAACGATAGAAATGGACTCCGAAGGTAACCAACGACCTGCGAGGATTGAAACGACAGAACAGCAAGTGCCTCCAGACGTAACAGCAGCTATCTTTTGGCTAAAGAATAGAAACCCAGCACAATGGAGAGACCGACAAGATGTAAAAGTTGATAACAACGAATGGGTGTCTGCCCTACAGTCGAAGGTAAACGGATACAAGAAAGGAGAAGATCTAAGTGAATGAAAATCAAAGATTGATAAATGAAGCTGTTAAATATTGGAGAGAGGATTGGAACTTGTTTGTGCGTGACGTTCTTGGAGCTAATTTAGACAAGGAGCAGAAAGAAATAGTTTCCTCTGTTCAGCACAATAAGATGATAGCTGTATCGAGTGGCACATCAAGAGGCAAAGATTTTGTTGCAGCTTGTTGTGCTTTGTGTTTTATGTACCTTACTCCTACCTTTGATGAGAGAGGTGTATTAGTTGGCAATACTAAGATTGCTATGACTGCCCCTACAGGTAGACAAGTTCACAATATCATGACTCCAGAGATACATAGGCTTGTGAAAAGTGCGAGGAAGCGTTTCAGTTGGGCATGTGAAGGTAGACTTGTAGCAGACGATATCCGTACTAACTATACAGAATGGTTCTTGACAGGATTTAAGGCTGATGATAATGCAACGGAATCATGGTCAGGATTCCACGCCGTAAATACAATGTTTGTAGTTACAGAGGCGTCAGGCATAAGCGAAACTATATTTAATGCTATTGAAGGAAACTTGCAGGGTAACTCTCGGTTACTTTTAGTGTTTAACCCTAACGTAACTACTGGATATGCAGCAAAGGCTATGAAGTCCTCACGTTTCAAAAAGTTTAGGTTAAGTTCTCTTAATGCTGAAAATGTAGTAAAAAGGAAGACTGTAATTCCTGGTCAAGTTGATTATGAATGGGTAAAGGATAAGGTTGAAAACTGGTGTGAGAGGATTCAAGAAGCTGATTTTGATGAGGGGCAAGGAGATTTTGAGTGGGAAGGTAGTTGTTATAGACCAAATGACTTATTCCGAATAAAGGTTCTCGGTCTTTTCCCCAAGGCAACGGAAGATACGCTTATACCTTTACATTGGCTTGAATTGGCTCACGAAAGATGGGCAAAATTGCAAAAAGAAAAGTTTGTTTCAAGAAAGTCTCCACTTGTTGGTATTGATGTCGCTGGCATGGGACGTGATAGTAGCTGTTTTGTTCCACGATATGGCAACTATGTACCAGAAATAAAAATTCATCAGTCAGGAGGAAAAGCGGACCATATGAAAGTAGCTGGAGAAGCTGTGCAGTGGTTACGTGATAGTAAAGCAAAAGCTTTCATTGATACCATTGGTGAAGGTGCTGGTGTCTATTCCAGACTCGAAGAATTGGGATATAGTAATGCTTATTCTTGTAAGTTCTCTGAGGGTACAAGAGGACTTCATGATATTACTGGGCAGTATGAGTTTGCTAATATGCGTGCTTATTGTTATTGGGCTGTAAGAGATTGGTTAAATCCAAAGAATGGCTTTAATCCCGCCTTGCCTCCTTGCGATGATTTGGATGACGAATTAACAGAAATACACTGGTCGTTCCAAAGTAGCGGGAAAATCATTATTGAAGCAAAAGAAGATATTAAATCAAGGTTAAAACGTAGTCCAGATAGGTCAGACGCCCTTGCTTCTACATTCTATCCGAACGCAAAAGATTATGCTGATGACGCTTGGATATTGCAAAATCTTTTGTAACTTTGTATCGAAATCTCAGAATTTTCTGATGATTTCATTGCTCTTAGTGTGTTTGTCCGTGACGGATAGGCACACTATTTTTTTGTGTTTCAAAAGTTAAATATTATGTAACTACTTGATTTTTAGATAGTTATATTTGGTAAATTCAAATAAAATGACTACCTTTACATCATCAAAAAATAATAACAATTAAAACAAAAGAGCAATGAAATCAATTACTATTTATCTCAATTCGGATGTAGCAAACATTGCTACTAATATTCCAAGCTATAAATTGTCAGAGTTTAATCAGCTTGCAAGAAAAGAAACAGTAGAGATTATATTTTTCAAAAATTACTGTCGAGTAATTGGCAAGAAAAATAGAAAGATAAAAATTCCTAAGAAAATAACTTGTTCGGCAGAGGAATTTTTGAAGTGGATTGAAAATAAAATAATGACAGCATGGAAATGAAACCTATAACACAAAAAGAAGTTCTAAAAAACAGATTTATCCGTATTTATAAAAATGAATATGGTAAAAAAATGATCGAAAGAAAAAGACCGACATGTGAAGAAGCCCAGAGGATGAGAATAAGAACTCTATGTATTTACATTGGGGTTTGCGGTTTAAGGCTAAGACCAGTTGATGGGGCGACCGAGAATGCCAATTATTGGTTGGAAAATCACACAAAAAAAGAAATTTTAAAACAATTTAGTCATGAGTTTGTACAGAACAAAGGTTGATAAAGTAAAATCTCTTTTAGCGGCAGGGGCTTTTCAAAAAGCCCTTACTATTGTTAAAACGTTCCGTATAGGCTTTAGTAAGGAAGAAAAAAGAAGTATAGAGATTGCACATGAAGTTTTGACTGGCAATGAAAGGTTTTACCAATCATTAGGTATAGATACTGAAAAGGAAATAAGAAACGCTCATAAAATACTAATAGATAAGTTTTTATAGTTTTAGTTGTTATTAAATTCGGCTGCGCTTGCCTGAGAAGGTAGGTGCAGCTTTTTTATATCAAGAAAAGCGTATAATTTATTTGAAATTCAAATAGATTTAGTTATCTTTGTAACATAAATATAAAGATAGTCACGATGATAGATTTAAGTTCTATAGACTTTGATAGTGGAAACATATCTGAAACAATAGATATGTTGAAAAACAAATCAGTGTCTGTTCCTTCATGGGACAATCTTGTCAAGGATTATGAGCCTACTATGCATGGAATTTTATCAGATACGACAACGTTGAAAGATAAGATACGAGCTGATGGTCAATTAGACAAGTCCTCACGAATTATTATAGGAATGGAGAAGTTGCATGTAAGACGTTTGTCAGAGTTCACTTTTTCTATTCCTGTAAAGCGTGTATATCACAACGTTGATGATAACAAGTTAAGGAAAGATATAGTCAAAGCTATAGAGTCTGTTTATAAAAACGTACGTATTGATAGCGAGAATTTGAAGAGAGCTACAGCATTATATGCGTCATGCGAAATTTTCACTGTTTGGTATGCAGTTAAGAAACGAAACAGACTATACGGATTCGATAGCGAATATAAACTAAAATGCAAGACTTTCTCTCCGATGAATGGCGTTCGATTGTATCCTCTCCTTAATGAAATGGATGATATGCTTGCTATGTCTTTTGAGTACAAAAAGACTGTAAAAGACAAGGAGGTTACATTTTTCGAGACGTACACCAAGGATAAGCATTATATTTGGAAACAAAGTGATGGAGTTGGAAAATGGGATGTAGTTCTAACTCAGCAAACGGAAGATGGCGATACGGCTAATGGTGAAGAAATAGTATTAATGAAAATCCCTGGAGTCTATGGGTGGCGGTCAAAGCCAGTATATGATGGGCTGTCACCTATCAGATCTGAGATTGAATACTCTTTATCACGTAACTCTAATGTGATAGCGTACAATTCTGCTCCGTTGCTGAAAGTTGTAGGTGCTACCAAAGGGAAAGAGGATAAAGGGGAAAGTTACAGAGTCGTCCATTGTGAACAAGGTGGAGACGTTTCCTATGTATCTTGGTCGCAGTCTGTGGAGGCGCTTAAGTATCATGTTGACTCTATGCAGAAGATGTACTGGATGCAGGCTCAGATTCCAGACATTTCGTTTGACAATATGAAAGGGCTTGGAAACATAGGATATGATGCAAGACAAACGTTGCTGGCAGATGCTCATCTAAGAGTCGGAGATGAGTCTGGGACTTGGATTGAATTCTTTGAACGAGAGTGTAATGTTATAAAGGCTTTTCTTGCTGCAATGAATACTGCGTGGGCAAATGAAATGGATAACATTGGAGTTGAGCATATAATAACCCCTTACATACAGAATGACGAGCTTGCTGAGATTACTAAGCGTATGAAAGCAAATGGAAATAAGCCTATTGAAAGTCAGTTAGAATCTATACAGAAGTATGGAGAGAGTTCAGATGCTGAAAAAACATTTGCAATGATACAGAAAGAAAGCGCAATAGAAGCGGTGAACTCTGCTTCGGCATTTAACTTAGAAAATCAAGTATTATGACGGTAGAAGAATTAAAAGCAAAGAAATATGAAATGGAACAGAAGATTTCTGTAGCCATTAAGGACTTTGAAGAGTGTACAGCGGTAGAAATAAAGGCAATTAATCTTTGTCGCTGTACATTGAGCAATGAATTCGGTATAGAAAAAGATTTCAATTATAATGTAAAGTCGGAATTAGAACTATGAAACAGAAGTTATCAAAATTACTTTTAAGATTAGCTGAGAAATTGTACCCAACTTGCGAGGCAAAACCATCTTACGAGGCTAAAGAGATAGCGATTGCAGTTGCTATCACCAAGAAGAATATTCGTCAATACAGGGGTTCTTGTAGTAAAAATACTTCGTATCGTAAGGGCGTTTCTGATATGACACGTATTCAGAAAGGGAATAACCATAGCCACATCTTTGAAGCTATAGAAAAGAATGGTCTTATTGAAGATGTTGTATATCTGAAAGGTGGTGAAAGGGTTGTTGAATCTCGATTAAAGGTATATGTCCGTAAGGAAGAGGAATAAAGAACCCAAAGGTTCTACGCATAAGTGTGGTGAGTGTGCTTTATGTGAAGTTGAAATGAAATTTGAAACTCTCAGTTTGAAAGGAAATCCTACTCTTGGGCGTTGCCCTCATTACACCAATAAGAAATTTTGTGTATTATTAAGCCAGATAGCTTGCGAACATTTCAAAGCAAAGAATGGGTAAACCAAGATTGCCAAATCAGAAAAAGGCATATAAGGAATTAAGTAAACGACTTGCAGGCTATATGATGCGAGTTCGTAACATTTACGATAGACTCAACGAAAAGGCAGCAATGCTCGTTGAGTCTGTTGGTTATGATGGGTTGACAGAGTTCTCCTTTGATGATTACCCAGAAATAGAACGAGAGGTAAAACTTTTGCTTTCTCAGTTTGTAGGAGAACTGCAAACACTCATCTACTCTGGTACGTCGTCAGAATGGAAGAGCAGTAACACATTCCAAGATGCCGTTGCAGATAAGGCACTGAAATATTATAGGGCTCAGGTACACGGAGATAGATTTAAGCATTATTATCGTGACAACGGTGATCAGCTTAAAGCTTTCTTGCACAGAAAAGAAAATGGATTAAACCTTTCGTCTAAACTGTGGAATCAGTCAGGTAACTACAAAGAATCTCTCGAAGTGACAATTTCTACAGCTATAGAGAAAGGAATGAGTGCTACTGCCCTCTCAAAGAAATTGAGTAGATACCTTAACGACTGGCCGTCATTGCAGGCTGATTACCAAGAAAAGTATGGTAAGGCGACAAATATTCACGATTGTGAGTATCGTTCTCTCCGTTTGGCACGTAACGAGATAAGTATGGCTTACAGGTCAGCAGAGCAAGCCAGATGGCAGCAATTTGACTTTATTCTCGGTTATAAAATAAAGCTATCTGATTCGCACCCAAGATACGATATTTGTGATGATTTAGCCGGTGACTATCCAAAGGATTTCAAGTTTAGAGGTTGGCATCCTAATTGTTTGTGTTACACTGTACCAATAGTAATGAGTGAGGATGAGTATTGGTCAGATAATAGAGAAAATAGTCCTAATAAGATTACTGCACCACCAAAGAATTTTGGGGAATGGGTTGATAAGTCCGAAAATTTAGAACGCATAGGTAAGGCAAACGGAAAAGGAACGCTACCTTATTGGTTAAGAGACAATGCAAAGATAAAAGATTCTTCCGTCTTGATGTCGAAGGCAAGAACTTATGGAGAAGCTATACAGAAACAAGCTGAAACTATAGCAAGAAAATATAACGGGGCTGTAACACCTATTAATTACAAAAGTTTTTCTTCAATGTATCGCAAATTGAACTCTGAAAAGGATATGCTTGTTTCAGATATTAAGGACAGTGTGCGAAACACAATTGTAGTAGAGGAAGAAAATATTAAAAGTGTTGTTAAAGAACTGCAATCCTTGCCTACATTTAACAGGTACAAGTCGCAAACTCCAGAGAAGTTCTGTGGATATAGTGGAAATATCATCAATCTGAAAATGCCTAATGGCATTCAAGCAGAGATACAGGTTAACACCCCTAAGATGATATATGCTAAGGAGACAGAAGCAAATGCTCGTAAAATATTGGGAGATAAAGTTTGGGAGCAAATAGCAAAGGAGACAGGAATACAAGGAGGTTTAGGGCATAAGTATTACGAAGAGATAAGGATTTTGGATGAAGTAAAAGATAGAGCAAAGGTTGCTGAATTAACAAAACTTTCTAAGTCGTACTATGCACATTTTAGATAAAACTTTTGGTTATCTCGTAAAATTTAACTACCTTTACAATGTAAAATTAAATCACTATGGATTTAGTAAATTTATGTAGTAAGCTCAAAAAGGGAACAGTTTACCTAAAGGATGACTACGAAGATATAGTGCTAAGAATGGAAGTTATTGATAATTCTACACACTGTTTTGTCAAACGTAGAGGTCGCAAAGAGGTAGAAGTTGATTCTAAAGAAAAAGATATTTTTGAGTCTAAGATGAATGGCAATGAAATCAGTAAAGAAGAGTATGATGAATTTCGATGAACTTCGAGAAAAGGCTATGCAAATAGCTATAAAAGTGCATAGAGGACAGCTTGACAAAGGCGGTAATGATTATATTAATCATCCTGTTAGAGTTGAAAGAAGGTGTACTTGTCAAGAGGATCGATTGGTAGCTTTACTTCATGATACTATCGAGGACGGAGACATCACTGCTGATTATCTGCTTATGCAAGGTTTTCCTCGTGAAATAGTAGATGCAATATTGTCTGTATCAAGAAAGAGAGGAGAGGATTATTTTGAATTTATCCAACGATGCAAGGCTAACCCTATCGGGCGCAGAGTGAAGATTTGCGACTTAGAAGATAATATGGATATAACAAGGCTGAACGAGTTAACAGAAAAGGATATAGAGCGATTAAAGAAGTATCACAAGGCTTATAAGATGTTGAATGAATAAGGGCGGTTAATTCCGCCCTTTGTATATCTTTCTTTCACCCTTTTCTATTCCTATTATACGTTTCAGAGTTTTATCAAAATATAGCGTTACTATGCCTTGTTTAGTTTCTTTAGTTGTATAGAAGCCGACAAAACTTTTCTTTTCGCCTGACAAAGCTAATTTAAGTTCTTCGTTAGCTGCATCAATTCTTAGACTGTAAATAGTATTTCCATTTGAAGATAGTTCTTCTTTTAATTTGTCCGACATAAGAGTTGAGTTATTAGATAGTTTATTATAACTATTCCACTCTATCATAGAAGCTGCACAGAGAGAATTATATGGTTGTTCATACCCATATAAGCTATCAACGCGCTCAACAATTCCAAAGAACATAAATTCTTTTGATTCTTTTATAAGTTTGTTAGCCTTATCCAATGGTGCTTCAGAGCAGGAGATAAGAATAAATTGAATAAAAACAAAAATATACTTCTTCATACAGTTTTTAGTTTATATTGTTATGCAAAGGTAATAAACTTATTTAAGTTTATCAAGGATAATACGAAAATATATCTCATATTTGAGTAAAATCGTACTCATTTATGCTGTCATAATATTTTTCTTTTATAATGTCCGCAAAAATCTCTCTCTTTGCTTTTGCTTGGTTAGCTGTTAATTCAAGATCAGAGAAGCATGCAGAATATAAATAAGATTTATCATGGTCATACTGAAAATAAAAGTAACCCAAATTAAAGGGGATACCACCGATATAACCCTTAACTACAATGATTGTTCCGTCTTGCTCCCACATATCTTCTCCTACATTTCTGTTAAGTAAAAGCTGTTTCGTTTCCTCGTATGAACTACCGAATGGAATACCCAAGACAGATTGTCCAAAAGAAAAAGTTGAAAAACACAAGAAAAGAATGAATAAAATATTTTTTTTCATTGTTATGATATTTGTTTATATTATAGTTTAGGTCTTCCTGTTTTAACTTTAATGCGTGAGAAACTAAATTGTGAAAAAGAAATGGTATTCTCTCATATAGTTGAAGGTAAAGTTTCCTATTGTGATTTTGTAAGTATGCTCACCTTTATAGCGAATAGTAAAGAATAAGTGGAAAAGAATAAGTGGAAAAGAATAAGGGTGGAATTAACCACCCTTAATATAATTAATACTATTTGAAAGCCCTGCCTAACCTTTTGCCAACAACTGCTCCTTTTTGGAATTCAGATGTTGAATAATCAACAACAGTACATTCTTTTATATCATCTGCACCATGCTTAATAGCATCGTTTAGATAGCACCTTGCAAGTGCGTCATAATTCTGTCCTCCTGTTGCGTCAATAGCAATTATAAGTACTTTGGTATCTGTAGTCGTTGCCTTTAGGACATCGATCCCCGAAATACTTTCTGCATACCTTACAGCTGCTTGAGAAGGTTTTGTGTTACAACCGTATGCAAAAAGTATAAGTGATAATAGCACAAGGAAAAGATACTTTTTCATTATTTTGTTATTTTTGTTTATATTATAGTTCTATTTGCTTCGTATTTAGGTTTCGCGAGTTGGCTTTGCTATTTTTAGGGACTTCCTTTTTTGCATCTTCATTCTCGTTCTCATGGAATAATCCGCGAACAAGAATGTACCCTAACGCTACGATATTAACTGTCGTAGTTGAAAGTATCGTTATGATAACTCCTAATGGCAAGTCCCATTTTAATATATACGAGGTGACGATGAGAGCAAAAACTATCAAAAGGTAGGTTGACACCAACCGAGTTACCCAACGCTCCAAGCGCCTACGGGCACGAGTATTCTCTATTATTCTATGAAGATAAATATATCTTTCACAATAGTCTATTACGTCTCCAGAGTCTCCAGTATTGATTAAGACCTCTACTTGTTCCAAGAGATTGAGTTCCCGTTTCGGTTCTTTGAATGGGTTTCTAAATGTATAAAGAATGTTGTACCATAATTTATAAATAAAGCATCTCCATGGAATATCCTGATCTTCTTGTTTGTATCTATTAAAATTAGGCAATTCTTCAGAAAGAAGAAAGTTTGGAAAATCAGTAATGTCGAAGTCTTCAGATGTAGTTTTATTCTTTGAACTCTTCCTTGCCATATTACTTTTTAGAAAAATAGTTCTTAATGAGTTCGTCGCTTATTTCTTTATTCCACCCAGAGTTTTCGTCTCCGTTGATACCATATACCGTTTTATGCCAAGGTCCACCGGGAAGGTGTGACCACATACTTAAATTGTAAGCACTGACATGGCAATATTTGTCGATAACTTGTGTGAAAATATTTTTAGCTCTCTCATTGTTTTCGAAGTCCTTACTTTTCTCTTCGGTTATGAATATAGGAACACGAAATAGAGAATATAACTTATACACGTTAGGGAAAACAGGACCATATGGCCAAGCCTTAGGTGTTTCAGAGAAAAGTTTTTCCCCATAGAAAGCCAAATAAAGTCCATAGCACATAAACAATAGTTTATTTACTTGCGTTTTATTGAGATTAACAAGATGGCGTTTGTAAGCCATGTTTCTCAATATATTGGCGAAATCTACACTTGACAGAGGCATGATGATGTATTTTGGACATATCGATTTAGATGATATGTTTGTAGTTACGTTGCAAAAATAATAATTTCTTTTCAGATAATCAAGAAATCATTAAATTTTTCTCAAATTTGAGAAAAATAATCGCTCAAAAACTTGCATAATCCACACTTTTTTACTATCTTTGCATTGTTCAAAATATAACACGATGCAGAGTCGCCGATTTGAACATCGGCTGTTTTTGTATCTATAACTTTCGAGATTAAAGGTATTTTATAAATACTGCGCCGAGTGTGTAAGCGGAAACGCCCACAAAAGTTTGTGTTATAACTTTGAACAACTCGTAGCGCAGTTTTTTTATTGTTCAAATTATAACACAAATGAAAGAACAAGTAAAGGTCCTAAAACAAGTAGAATTGCTTGGACACCAATTCACAGTCTACGGAACAGCCGGTAACCCTTTGTTCCTTGCAAAGGACGTAGCAAACATTATTTTTGGTAATGACCGTGATCAAGGAACAAATGCACGTGTGGTAAGGGGTGTAGATTATTTCGAGAAACGAACCTGTATAATCGTTGAGAGTGGTGTTAAACGCAAGTTATGTATGCTATCGCTTCAAGGTGTGTATGATGTTATCTCGATGTGGTCAAAGAAGTATCATCAAACTTGCTTTGCTCTTAACAGTTACTTAATATCAATGTTTGGCAAACCTGTTCCAAAGGAAAAGGTAACTCAGGTGACTAACAAGGAGAGTATGATAACTAATGGCGATACAGTCATAAGGAGCAAGGTAACTGAAACAACATCTGTCGGGAAAAAACAGCCCACTGTTGTTGTATCTACTGGCAAACCAAAGACGACACAAAGAAGTGGTGTGCCACTTGAATGTATCTCTGTTTCAAAGGATGCTGCTGAACTGATAAGGACATTGCAAGATGAAAAGATGTCAGCTAAAGACTATCTTCTTGAAGCTATCTGTCGAATGATAGAGGTGATGTATAACCCAGAAGATGTTGATAGGCTGTACGCTATGAAAGACTTGTTCCCTCTCTATCAGATGGCGAGCCAGCGTAATTTAATTAACGCACTACAAGCACACTAAGAGCAATTAAGATAGTTTAATAGCTATCATGTCTATTCGGACGAACACACTAAGAGCAATTATTTTTTTATTGAAAAAACACAAGGATAAGATGTAGAAAAACATAAGGTTTCAAAAGTTAAATATCATGTAACTACTTGGTTTTTAAGTAGTTATATTTGGTCAATTCAAATAAAATGACTACCTTTACACTATCAAAATAATAATAACAATTAAAACAAAAGAGCAATGAAAAAGTCAGAATTTTTAAAGAGAGTTGAGTTCATAAAGGATTTTCTTTCAAAAGGGTTTGAAGATTATATGAAAGAAGATATCACTGGGACAGAATTCCAAGACCTTATGAGATTAGCGGTGAAACTTACTCCAAACTACTGCGTTCCTTTCGATGATGAAGAGGAAGATTATGAGGAAGCTTTCAACAACGCTCCTAATGATTGCGAAATGGAAAAACTTGATGATTCAGAAATCAAAATGCAGGAGGAGTATTTGTATGAATTTATCGATAATTTTCCTAACTGGGACAGTTCAAAGTTGACACTTAAAGGAAGTAACTCTTTCCTTACAATGTTTGTTTCAGACTATATGATTTAGTAATATAAAATAACTGGCAGGAATTTCACCTGCCAGAAAATATAAAGAGCAATGAATTTATTCACAGAAAATGTAGATTTTTATCCTACGCCAGAAGATGTCATAAACACAATGATGCTCGGTGAGGATATTTTAGGAAAGACGATATTAGAACCGTCAGCCGGTAGCGGTAATATTGTCAGGTGGTTAAAATCAAATGGTGCAGGTGAAGTAATTGCTTGCGAGAAAGAAAAATACTTGCAAAAGCTATTGGTTGGAGAATGTAATCTTTTAGCCGAAGACTTCCTCTCTGTAAAAGCAGAACAGGTAAGCCATATTGATTATATTGTCATGAACCCTCCGTTTAGCAATGGAGTGAAGCATATTAAGCATGCGTTTGATATTGCTCCTGCTGGCTGTACAATTATAGCTTTATGTAATACATCAAACTTGGAAAACTCATATTCAAGTGAAAGACAAGAATTACGTGAGCTAATTGCTTTATATGGGTGCTCAGAAAATCTTGGTGCTGTATTTGTGGCATCTGAACGAAGAACAGATGTGCAAGTTTCACTTATTAAGCTATACAAGGAAGCCGAAGGAGAGGACGAGTTTGCTGGGTATATGTTCTCTAATGAAGAAGATGTACTTGAAGGTAACAAGACGGAGGGGCTTGTTCAGTATAACGTAGTACGTGATATGGTAAACAGATACACATCTGCTGTAAAACTGTTTGACGAAACTTTAGCTGCTGCAAACAAAATAAATGAAATAGCTAAATTCTCTGACGATAGATTTGATTACATGCCTATCAGATTTGCAACGGTTGATGCGAATAGTAAGTGTGTTGACGTAACTCGTCAGCAATATAAAAAGCAACTTCAAAAATACTATTGGAGGATAATTTTTAATAAGCTGAATATGGAGAAGTATGCAACACAAGAATTGCGTAACCAAATAAATAAGTTTATTGAAAAGCAGTCGAACGTTCCCTTTACTATGCACAACATATATCAGGTGCTTAATATGGTCATACAGACAACAGGTCAGAGAATGAATAAGGCTCTTGAGGAAGCTTTTGACATGATTTGTTCTTTCTCGGCAGATAATTCTACTGCTGGTGAGAAATGGAAGACCAATGCCAACTATATGGTTAATAGAAAGTTCATCGTCCCATATATGACCAGTTACGATAGTCGCTATAACAACACGTATGTTAAATTAAGCTATTCTGGGAATGAGGTTAAAATAAATGACGTTGTCAAAGCCTTATGTTACGTAAATGGTGTTACTTATGACGAGAAACATAGCTTGCGAAACTTTATATATGATAAAGGTATACGCTACGGAGAATGGTACGAATGGGCTTTCTTTCGTATTAAAGCCTTTAAAAAGGGAACAATGCATTTTGAGTTCCTTGACGAAAATGTATGGATGCGCTTTAATCAAGTCGTTGCCTCACAGAGAGGATGGGTGTTACCAAAGAAAAGTAGAAAAGGTAAGTAATACTTTCAAAATATACGTTTAAGGTATAGATTTTCAGAATAACGATTTTGATGCGGTGATGATATTTATATGTCCACCGCATTTTTTACGTCTATAGGATAAATTTATTGAAAAATTATTTGAATTTCAAATAAAAAAGTTTATCTTTGTAGACGAAAGCGTGTGAAGATGCACGCAACAGAACTGGTCGTAACTTCAGTGCTCTCAATGGTTTAGTTCTAATGACTATGGTCTGCTTGCGTTCACTCGCATTGCAGGCCATTTTTTTATTTATAAATAAACAAGCAATGAAGAAACATTTTAAGAAAGTGTTGGATGCACTGAGAACAAGTAAGGACATTAAGGCGCTTGGGTTCAGTCGTAGAGAGTTGAAGGGTGTTGCTGCTAAGATTGCCGACAAACTTGACTCCGAAATTAAGGAAGATGCTACGGATGATGAGATTCAGGAAGCAGTAGACGATGCCATTGATGCCGCCCTGCCTTTCCTCCAGTTCTCACAGATGGTATCTGACAGCCGTGTCCAAGCGTACAAAAATGCTCACTCTACCAATGACGGAGATGATGATGACGACGATGACGATGTGGAACCAGCAACACATAAGAATCGTAAGAGTCAGACTTCTAAGAAGAATGGTAAGGTTGAGGACGAAGACGGTGACGATTCACCACTTGCAAAGGCTCTGCAATCATTGAATGCAAAGCTTGACTCTATGCAATCGGAGCTTTCTGCTCTCAAAAGCGGCAAGACAACTGATAGCAGAAGGGCTAAATTAGAGAAGCTGTTGAAAGACACAGGTAAGTTTGGTGAAAGAACGCTCAAAGCCTTCGGTCGTATGTCGTTTAAAGACGATGAGGAGTTTGAGGATTTCTTCGAAGAGGTTGAGTCAGACCTTGAGGCAGAGAACCAAGAACGCTTAAATCGTGGACTTGACAAGTTAGGTGCACCTGGCGTTACAGGCGGTGCTGCTGAAAGTCGTAGAAAGAAGAACGACGAAGAAGTTATGTCCGATGATGAAGTTAAGGCGCTGGCTAAACTTTAGTCATCACAAGTAAAATCAAAAATTTTAGTACAAATGGGTGCAAAAGCTAATTTGGTAAATGGAACTACAAAGGTAATGTCTGATGTAGATTCTATTGTTATCCGTCAGTACATTGGAGGTATCACAGGTGGTGCTACTCTTGATATGACTGACTTCAAGGATGACGTTGTTAAGGCAGGTCATCTTGTTATTCGTACACTCGACGAGGACGGTAATTACACTTACAAGCCTATGCCTGTTGCTGACAAAGCCTATAAGGCTCTTCCAGCAAGTCATGAGTATGTTGGTGTTGTAGTACGCTCTAAGATGGCAAATGAGCCAATGGTTGCAATTATGGATAATGGTCGTGTTAACGACAAGGCTATGCCATATCCGTTGACTACAGAGATGAGAACTGCAATTAAAACAGCTCTCCCAAACCTTATTTTTGAACACGATTAACAAGGAGGTTAAAGTATGAAAGAATCACTTTTTTTACAATTTGTAGCTGCTATCTGGCCTAAGCTGAACCTGTATATTAAGGAGAAAGAAGAGCCCAAAAAGCGCTCTTATCTACACAAGGAAATGTTGACCTCTGTGTACAGTGCCGATCAGAAATGGGAGGGTACATCTGCAAAGACAGCGTATGTGGCTGCTGATATGGTTGCAATGGATTCCCCTCTCCCTATCAAGAAACGAGGTGCCGTTGCTTCATCTAATGGAAAATTGCCAAAGGTCGGTATGAAGAAGATTCTTCGTGAGACGGATATCAACGCTATTAACATCATGAAGGCTCACTACGATTCTGCTAAATCTCCAGAGGAGAAAGCCGAAGAAAAACAGCGTATTTTGGCGAAACTGGTCAATGATGGCGAGGCTTGCTCTGTCGGTATCGACGAGAAAAACGAAGCTAACTTTCTTATGGCTCTTTCTGAGGGTGTGTTACTTGTCGAGGATGAGGATAACGTAGGCACTGGCTTGCGTGTAAACTTCGGTTATCTTGACGAAAACACATTCGGTACTATCACTAAGGGCAAGGTAAGTTATGAGGATATTGAGAATATCAAGAGTAAGGCTGACACCGATGGTAATACAATTACCACTCTTATGCTTGCCAAGTCTAAGTTGAATGAAATTCGTAAGGAGCGTTGGGCACGTGAACTTGTTGCAGATGCTGATGGTAAGGTTTACACTGACGAAACAACCTTAAATGTTCCTTCTGTTAAGAAGTTCAAGGAAGCATTTGAGGACGAGTTTGATATTACACTTAAGGTTGTAGACCGCTCAATCTTGTTCGAGAAGAATGGTAAGCAGAAGAGCAAGAAGCCATGGAATGCAGATCGTTTGGTGTTCCTTTGCTCAGACGTAGTAGGTTCTCTCGTGTGGGGTACACTTGCAGAGTCAACAAATCCAGTTGAAGGTGTCAAGTATGCTACAGTAGACCAGTACAAGTTAATTTCTAAGTACTCTAAGACAGACCCTCTACAGGAGTTTACAAATGGTCAGTCACTTGTCCTCCCAGTAATTGAAGACGTAGAGCAGATTTATGTCATTGATTGCTCTGAGGAAAAGTCTGCAAGCGTAGATAAGGAGAAGGAAAAGCTTGATACAGCAGACACCTTTACTACCGTAAATGGTAAGAAGTACAAGAAGGCAGACCTTATCGCACAGTTGAAAGCTCTCGATGTCAAGGTGGCTAAGAATGCTTCTGATGACACTGTTATCGCAGTTATCAATTCTCTGAGTGACGAACAGGAGGCAACTCTATTTGCTAACGTAACTGCTCAAGTATAATTATGAAGACAATCATGCAAGCGCTCCAAGATGAAGTTCATTATCCAGTTCCTTTAGGCTTCATTGAAAATAAGCTGATTGAGCGCCAGCTTCAAGGCGATGATGACTACACTTTTGAAGTTTCAAAAACAGCTGCATGGAAGGGTGCGCTTGCGGATTGTCTTTACTCTCTCCTACAAGCCGTAACTTATTCTGAATCTGACAAGAGTGTTGGTACCCTTACAGAGGAGGATAAGAAACGGCTATTAGTCCGCATTAATTCACTTTACAAGGATATAGGTGAGCCTGTAGTTTCGCTTGGCCAGCCTTTGGTTACATTTGGTGAGTAGTATGTCTGTAATAGATTTTTCCGCACATAGATTAACGTATCAAATTGTGACACGTGGACATGAAGACCTAGAAACTGGTGATTATGTTCAAGGTGAAACAAATTGGTCCACAGAAATCTATAAGTGCGATATTGTTCCTGCTGGAAGGGCTAATACTATCCCTATACCAGATGGAAATGTACAGGCTTACTCGTATACCATTTATAACCTCCCAAGAGATTGTCAAGAGTTCCAATATGGAGACAAAGTCAAATTGCAATTCTATGGCAAAGGAGAAGGGAAAGTCTTTAAGGTTTTAGGTTTTCATCGTTACCAGCACCAGTGTAAGATTTGGATTTGATATGGCAATAAAAATGACTACACCCCCAGAGGCATTAGATAGGTTCTTGATGGCTGCTTTTACCATTATAAGAAATGAAGTGTCAAAAGCTCTTGCTAAATTGGGCGAAGAGTGCATTGCTAAAATCAGAGATAGGTCAGGTAGTGAAAGTTGGTATGATCAAAGTGGAAACCTCCGTTCGTCAATAGGCTTTGCTGTCTACGATTACGGGTTGAAAAAGGTTCAGTCATCATTTCAAACTGTAATGGGAGGATCTGATGGTTCGTCCGAAGGTCGAAAAATGATAAACAATCTTGCAAATGAATATTCTAAGGTTTATGCTTTAGTTGTTGTTGCAGGAATGAATTATGCGGAATATGTAGAATCTTTAGAAAGCAAGGACGTATTGGCATCAACAGAGCTGTGGGCAAAAGATGTTATTGATGCTCGCCTTGAAAGGGCAAAGAAGTCCGCTCTCGCTAACATAGAAAAATTATCATTATGAAGTCAGATATAGATATCAAGGATGATGTATGGAAGATTATTAAAGAGTCTTCACTTCTAAGAGAAGTGAGTGGAGACTTGAAGAAAACATCTGTACGTCCTAAAAACTCACGTTCAGAGGATATTATTATATCTGTACTTGCGAATAGCACAAAGCAAAAGCAAATAGCTTATGTAAACGTGAATATCTATGTTGCTGACGATTATATTGACGGCCAGAGTGAGGAAAATTCGGCTCGATTAAGAAAGTTATGTAAGATGTCATTCGACCTTTTCGATAATGTGCGAGGAAAGGACTTTAGATTATCACTCACAGACCCAAATTATGAATGTGGTCAGCGGGTGATTGAATCGTCTGGTTCTTCTGAACACGTTGTAAATAATAAAGTTTTGTATCAAATTATAAATGAATAATTATGGCAAGTAATTCTATTGGTTGGGGTAAATGTAGTATCATTGTTAAAGAACTTGATACTCCTTCTGCAAAGTGGACTAAGCTTCCAACTCCTAAGGAGAATACCACAAAGCTGAATCCTACTAAGGGTGACAAGAAAGAAGCCCCTATTGAGGGTGGTGAGAATGAGGCAGTAAAGTATTCTGCTAACAAGTATGTAGTTGAGTATGTACTCAGACGTCTACAAGGACGTAAGAAGCCTTTCGCTGACACAAACGGTATTGTTGCTAAGCATTATGCTATCTTCATTCAGCCTGAGAACATCGCTGTGCCTGGTCCACGTATTGATGACACCGTAGTATCTCTTGCGGATGAGTTCAGTACAGAGGAAGGTGGTATCTTGACGTATAATCATGATGCCTTGAAGCCAGAAACAGGTAATATCGTTAAGTGGTGTACAACCACTAAGGACCTTTCCACCGTCAAGGAGGGTGCAACTATCAACGATGCAGACATTACATTTGTAGACGTAGATGTATAGGGTTAGTCTGGTAAAAGGATAATTAGGATAACTGACAATGCGGAAAGACGCATGACAGCCGGACAGACGGCTATATCGCAGGTTGGAGAAGTGGTATCTCGTTACTCTCATAAAGTAAAGAACGGTGGTTCGAGCCCATCACCTGCAACAAAAATAAAGAGATATGGATAAAGAAAAGCAATTAGAATTAGATATTGCCGACACCATCATAGACAGACCGAAAGGGTTCAGTGTTGGTCGTCGGCATTTTTACTTATATCCAGTTACCTTAGGCAAGGTTTATTTGCAGAAGAGGATAGTAGAGTCCCTTGATATCAACAAAGAGCTATTAATTGAGAACCCATACGCAGAAGCATTAAGGCTCGCAGAAAGCAAAAAGGAAGAATGCTGTCTTCTACTCTCTTACCATACATTGCAAGGAAAGGAAGAAGTACTTGACAACAGAAAAGTACAAGAAAGAAAGAAATACTTAGAAGACAACTTAGGTAATGAAGATTTAGCCACACTTCTTATTGCCTGTCTATCCGATGACAAGTTAAGTGCATATGTAAGACACTTCGGTATAGATAAAGAACAAGAAAGAATGGAAGAAGCTGCTAAAGCTAAAGATGATAGTGGCACACTCACCTTCGGAGGTAAGTCAATATATGGAACTCTAATAGATGCTGCTTGCGAAAGGTATAAATGGACTTTTGATTATGTCGTATGGGGTATTAGCATTATTAATCTCCAGCTTTTATTGAAAGACAGTGTAAAGACAATGTATCTCACAGAAGACGAAAGAAAGAGAGTACACACAAATGATACTTCTATGGTAGACGGAAATAGCAAGGAGTCTATCATGAACGCTATTAGTAGTATGAACTGGGGTTAAGAAAAGTATAGTTACAAAATACACATAATAAAAAAGGTCATGGCAGGACTTAAATTCGATATAACGGGCGATAATGGCAATATGTTATCAGCTCTCCAAGGTGTTCAGAATGGAGTTAGACAAACGCAAAGAGTTGTAGAGCAGAGTGGACAAGGTATTGAGCAAGTATTTTCAAAAGTCCAATCTGCTGCTGCCGCTGCTGCTGGTGCGTTCTCTGCAAAGGAACTTGTAAGGAATGTATTAGAGGTGCGCGGTCAATTTCAGCAATTAGAGGTTGCGTTTACAACTATGCTTGGAAGTGCTGACAAGGCAAACGATTTGATGAGTCAGCTTGTTAGGACGGCAGCTACTACTCCTTTTGACCTTAAAAGCGTGTCTGAGGGTGCAAAGCAATTGTTAGCTTATGGCACCCAAGCCGATGAGGTAAACGGGACGTTGATAAGGTTAGGTGATATTGCTGCAGGTTTGTCAATTCCTCTGAATGACTTAGTTTATCTGTATGGCACTACCATGACACAAGGTCGTATGTTCACACAAGACCTACGCCAGTTCCAAGGGCGTGGTATTCCTATTGCTGACGAGTTGGCTAAGATATTTGGTGTAACGAAAGATAAAGTCGGAGAACTCGTAACAGCTGGCAAGGTTGGCGCTGCAGAGGTTCAGCAGGCTATAGAGAATATGACTAATGCTGGCAGCCGATTTGGTGGTCTTATGGAAGCACAGTCGCATACCATTACAGGTCAGATATCAAATATTGAAGATGCTATTGACTCTATGTTTAATGACATAGGAAAAGCTAACGAGGGTGTTATCAATGACGCTCTTGGTGGCGTTTCTTATCTTGTCGAGCATTGGAAGGAAATCGGTCAGATAGTCCTCAATGTTGCAGCTGCTTATGGTATAGCAAAGGCTGCTGTTGTCGCATGGAGTACATATCAGAAGATTCATAACCTTCTTATGGAGAAAGCCGCTGTTCAAATGGCTTTAGCCAAGGCAGAGGGTATTGCTATGTCTGAAGCTGAGGCAATGGCTTCGGTGGCTACTATGGGATTTAAGAATGCTCTCAATGCTTTAAAGGTCGCTATTGCATCAAATCCTGTTGGCGCACTTGCCGTAGCTTTAACAGCTGTGTTTACGGCTATGCAATTACTTGACGACGAAACAACAGAATTAGCTACAGCGTCTAACAAATATGGAGAATCAGCAGCAAGGTCCATACAAAAGGTTAAGACTTTGTCAGATGAAGTGAAAGGCTTGTCTAACTCTAATAAGACGGTTACAACAAGCACAAAGCTTTCAAAAGATGTACTTGAAGAATTAAATCAAGTCTTGGATGAGAGTGGTGTAGCACGTATCAAGGAAGGTGACACCATAGACACTGTGAATAAAAAGCGTGAAATGGCTATCTCTCTGATTAAGGAGGAAGCTATCGAGCGTCAAAGATTGAACAATATAGATGCCGGAAATAAAGAATTCGATGATAAGGTTAATTCTGCTAACGAGCAGTTAAGGAAAGACCTTGCCAATGCAACATTTTACAGTACAGGAGATACGGTTCTGAACAAACTTTTGGGAAGTGCTGATGAGGTGAGAGAGAAGTCCTCTGCTATATTTACTGTTATCAGTCAGACTGTTCAAGAAAATGCTGACCTTATAGCCAATAAGACAGGTTCTGCTTATGATAAGGGTCTTAATGAGATATATGGTAAGATAAGAGCGAAGATGGAGGCTATGGGCGTCAGTAAGGCTGCCCTTGATAAGACTTGGACTGACGGAGGTTGGTTAAAGCAAGATAATCTTGTACAGAAGTACATTGATTCTATTCAGGGTGCGACAGAGGCTCATTACGACTACAATAAATCTATCAATGCTGTAGCGGAAGCGGAGAAAAGGGCTACTGATAAGACACTGACCTTCTCTGACAAGGTAGCTGGTATATCACGTGCTTTGCAAGGTCCTAATGATGGAGTACATCAGCTGTATAAAAATATTCAAAAGCTGATGGATAAGTACAAGAAGAATACTATTGGCTTTGAGATTCAATTCTCTGGTAAGGTGCCTGCATGGATGGATAAGATAGGTATACCACAGCTATCATCTTTAGCTAAGAGATTCACTTCGTTAGGAGAGTCTTTGAAAAAAGGTCAAACTATGACTGTGAATGGTAAAATATTTACAAAGGAACAGTTATTGCAAAGAGGTGCTGATTACGCCTCTGCCATGGAGGCTAAGCAAAATAAAGAGGATTCTGCGAAGAACAATGAGAACAAAGGAAAATCAAATCCTATTGCAGAGCAGAAAAAAGCCTTGCAAGAGCAACTCAATGCACTTTCTTACCAAGAAGCGGCAGGACGTAAGGGTGCTGAGTTAAGGAGAAAGATTAATGCCTTAGCGAAAAAGGAAAAGGTATATTCTTCTTCTTATGATACAGACAATGAAAAGGAAGCTCAGAGAAAGGCGAAAGAGGCTGCTGATAAAGCTAAAAGGGAAAGAGAGGAGCGTAACGCTGAAAATGAGAGAGAGTTTGAGTATGAAACAAAATCTCGAATGGAAAAAGCACGTACCATTGAGGACTTAGCAAATGAAACCGAGCAGGCAGAGATAGACCTCATGAAAGAAGGTGCTGAGAAGCGGTTACGACAGATAGAACTTGATAGGAAAAGAGAACAACAAGCCGTAGACAGAGCCTTTGAAGACTTGAAGCAAAAGCGTATTGACCAAGCTAAGCAAGCATGGAGTATCAATAAGAAACATAAAGGGCTCAATTTCTATGAAAGTAGCGAGTATAAAAATGCGTCATCTGATAAGCGATATACAGAAGACGAGTATAAGAACTATGATGCAAAGACAAGTGCTATTTGGAAGAAGTATGATGATGCGCTTGAAAAGGAGAAGCAAGAGCAAATAGCACATGAAGACTCACTTATCAAGGCAAATGAATCATACTACGATAAAAAAGCAAGTCTTGCAAAGGAATATTCTAAGACTGTAGCTGATATTAACAAGGCTATCTCGGAGGCTGAGAAACGAAATGACAAAGATAGAGTTGAAGCACTCTATAGGTCGTTAACTGAAGCTAAAGCAAACTTTGGCAAGGACCAAATGTCACTTGCCTTTGAGCAGTTAAAGAAAGACCCAAACTATGTCGTTGCTTTTGATGACTTGAATGGTGCGTCAACATCAACTCTCAATAGCCTTATTGATAGGTTCGATGAGGTAAAACAAGCAGCTGGCGAGGCGCTTAACCCAGAAGGGGTAAAGACATACTTCGATGCTATCAATGGAATGATTGATGAGCTTATCAGTCGTGACCCTATCGGAATGATGAAGAAACTTACAGAAGAGTTGATTCATCAGCAGGAAGAATTGAAAGCAGCCGAGAATAGGCGAGATAGAGTAAGGAAAGGCGAGAAGGTAGTCAAGAGCATAGGCTACGATAAAGACCTTAAAAAATGGGTATCTGAATATTGGGAATTAGCAGATGCAGAGGCGGACGCGGCTACCAAAGGTCAGCAGGTCGCACAAACTACCCATAAGATTGAGAACGCACACAAGACACTTACGAAGTCTATTCAGGGTGTTGCTGATAAGATGGGCGAGTTAGGCGGCAAGATAGGAGGGCAGACTGGAGAGATATTCTCTCTCTTTGGCTCTGTGATGACTTATTATCAGACTATATCCGATGGCGTTACTGCGGTTGGTAAAGCTGGCTCAAGTGCAATGAAATCTATCGAGTCAGCAAGTGCTATCCTTGCAATTATCAGCGCAGCAATACAACTGATGCAGATGCTTAGCAGTATACTTCCCAATCAAGATAGCTTATACGAGAAAGCCGCCGCAAAGCAAGCGGAGATAAACAAACTCCGTGATTCCGTCAATGACTATCGTCTTGCCGTGATGAAAGCACGCCACGAAGAGAGCGGTTGGTTCTCTGACAGTGGGCTGAAAGGCTTGCAGGATGCATATGAAGAACATGGGCAAGTTGCTGAGTCTTATTATAAGAAACTCAACGAGGCGCAAGAGAAGTATATAGATAAATCATCTGGACTGAAAAAGGCTATGATACCAATCGTAGCAGGTGTGACGGCTATCGCAGCAGTGGCGGCAGGCGTGTTTACGGCCGGTACGGGAACTGTTGCCCTTGGTGCTCTCGGTTCATCTATCATCGGTGCTCTGTCGGCAACAGCCGTAACGGCAACAGTAGCCACGGCAGCAGGTGTGGCAGTAGCGGGTCTTGCGGGTGCTATCGTTGGTAAGGCTATTGACTCCGCAGTGAGTTCTATCAGTTATAAGAATGGCCAAGTAGCAGCAAAAGACAATCTCCGTATTCAGACACAACATAAGTCTTTTTGGAGAGGACAAAAGACGGCCGACCTTAGAGAATGGGTAAAAGAGAAGTACGGCAAAGACCTATTCGGAGAAGACGGCATGATTGATAAGGAACTCGCAAACGAGGTCTTAAAGAACTACGGACATAAGCTACAAGGCGAGGCAAAGGAGACATTGGAGAAACTCGTTGAACTTAGAGAGAAATACGATGAGTTCAATAAGTCTATCCATGAATACGTATCTAAGATGTACTCTCCTTTGGTGTCTGATATGACAGATGCCGTATGGGCATGGCTGAAAGACGGTAAAGATGCTCTCTCAGAATTTAAGAACTCGGCTTCAAAGACATTTGCAGAGGTTTCTAAGGATATGGTTAAACAACTCCTTATGAAGAACGTGTTTAGCCAGTTTGAAGACAAACTATCCGACTTATACAAGGCTTATGCAATGAAGTCTATTAACGAGAGCGAACTCGGTGCGGCATCAGCGAACCTTGCAGGTGAGATAGTGGATGGCATGAATAACTATCTCCCAGTGGCACAAAGTCTGTTAAAGCAGCTACAAGAAGGATTTGCGGCAAAAGGAATAGATATTACAAGGGAGGGCGACAGCTCGCAGACAGCAACCGCTAACGGAGTAACATCTATCACCTTCGAGCAGGCAAGAAACATCGAAGCACTCACCACAGCAGGGAATATCTCACGTGATCAGACTAAGGAATTGGTAACGTCAATAGTATCTAATATTGCTTCGTTATCTTCATTCTCGTCATCAACCAGTGCAACGATAGTCGAAATTAGGAACTTGATGATAACTAACAATAGCTATCTTGAAGATATACTGAAGAATTCAAAGAATATCTATAATGATTTTTCTTCAAAGATAGATGATATTAATAGGAATCTTAAAGAATTAAAATAGTATGCCAAAAGGACAATTAAAGATTAATGGGAAAGATGCTTATGAGACTTGGGGTATCAGTATGGATGATACGTCTTTATCGGCTTTGATGACACCGCCAGCCGTTAAGCCGTATATTAGTAACGATGACAGGACTAAACATGGTAAGGAATACTTGACGGCTCCTGTTTATGTTGACTCTCGTGATTTAACATTGCAATTAAATCTCACAGCTAAAGACGAAGAACAATTTTTTGCTCGGTACATCGCATTTTGCGAGGTACTTGCAAAAGGTGTTCTCGATATTGAAACTTCATTTCAATCAGGAGTTGTTTATCATTGCATATATCAGTCTTGTTCACAGTTTAGTCAATTTATGCGAGGTATAGGTAAGTTTGTGCTAAAGGTCACTGAAATGAACCCAAATAATCGTAAATAATTTATTTGAAATTCAAATAAAATTAATTATCTTTGTAGCTATGGTAATATACGACATTCATAACAGCAAGATACTCGATGCGACACTGACAGAGGGCGCAGAACACGAGCAAGAATTAGGAAGAAGTGACCTTGTAAGGTTATCGTGGCAGAGTGATGTAAAACTCACATTGCCAGCAGGTGCGTATATTATACCTTTTGATGACGGATTGAAGTATAGACTACTCAACGCATACACACCCACAGAGGATGATAAGGCTTTCAAGTACACCCCCGAGTTTCAGCACCCTTTGATGTGGCTTTCACGTGTGCCATTTCTTTATATAGAGGGCGATTTGAAGCAACAAGAATGGTCTTTCGATGGACTAACAACAGATGCTTTACAACGCGCTTGCAAGGCTATCAATGAAGCACTCAATATAACAACAGAGAGCGAAAAGTTTACATTCACTCTTTGCGGTAATGTGGATAGTTCCGTATCATTCTCGGTGTCTTCTAACGATATACTTTCCGTATTGTCTTCTATTGCTCAAGGCTGCAAGAATAACGCTTGTGAATGGCATTTGTCGTGGAAACATAAGGCTTTATACTTCGGTCAGATAAGCATTAATCTTGGCGAGGACGTACCGACATTAAAGGTACACGAAAATATACAGAAAGCATCTGTAAGCGATAGCAAAGAACCGTATTATAACTGTTTCTATCCGCAGGGCTCAACAAAGAATATGTCTACAAAGGCACTTGTGGGGACTGGTAACGTTGCCACTCTTGCACGATTAGGACTTGACAAGTCTGTTTACCCTGACGGATATATCTATGTAGACACAGAAGGGAACGTTATTACAAAGGATGCATTTGAAGCATCAGGGGAAATCAAGCAAACGCTTGCACTCTCCTTTGATGATGTTTATCCGCATATAGATTTATATGTTTATAACGTCCGTAAGCACGTGCGTTATCTCAAGAACTCTCAGACAAACACAATAGGACTTGACAGCAGAGGAAACAAAAAGACATACACTATTTGGTATATGCGCCTTGCTTTCCCTTCTACAACTCAGATAGCTGGCAAGACAATCGTAAACACTACCCACGATAAGAACGAAAGTGGAGAAATAATTACTCACTATTGGTATGACTATGAGATAGATAGAACAAAGCAGGTATTACAAGGGTACACGCTTAAAGGAATATTCAAGGTTAACACTCACGCTGTAGATGGGCAGTATGATGCCCTTATGCAAGGACTTGTCGGACAGCCGAATGGGCAAGAGGGTTTTGAACTTCACTACCACGAGATAAACAACCCAATCACTCCGAAACCAAACGAAGGAGATAGTGGTGTAGACATATTAAAGGGGGATTATGAAATACTCAAGTATCAAAGCGGAGATACTATTATCCCTACCAATGAAAGCGAGGGTCTTTATCCAAGAGGAAATGCCCTCCCTGACCTTACTTGTAATATGGTTGTTCTGTTTAACATCGTAATGGGTGAGCATGAAACGAAACTTGCACAAGAAGAATTAGCAGCACGAACTATCAAGGAGGTAAAAAGACGTGCGCAGGACAACAACAACTATTCATTCTCCTCTAATGCGGTAGATTTCGCAAGAAAGAACCCAAACCTTTATATCGGTCAGAAGGTCACCTTTGACGATGGCTTTGGCTATCAGCTAAAGACACGTGTCATAAAGTTGGTTACAAAGCTGGATTACCCGATTATTCAGGAGATAACCGTTGGCAATCAAGCTGTCAAAGGTACTATCTCGCAGTTAAAGGAGGATGTAAATAATATCCTATCGGGTAATTTTAGCGGTGGCGGATTGAATTCTACGCAGATAAGTGAGCTTGTAAAGAACTATGTAGACCCACGCTTCCTAAGAAAGAATATCCCCGATACCGCCCAAGAGGTTATTACATTCTTAAAGGGTATCGCTGTCGGTAATGGGTACGGAATAACTGAACTTGGCGACTTGTTTGCTCGATTTATCAAGGCTAACTCAGTAAAGAGTGATGATTTCCGTTCGGGACTATTGGATGGTGCTGGCTTTGGCATTTACAAGGACGATTATGGGAAATCAATAGCTGAGGTCGATAAACTCAATGTAAGGCAGAAAGCAACCTTTTCAGAGTTAGAGTATAGACGACTTGCTTTCACCACTGGCGATGTTGGATTCACATCAGCAAGTGCGCATATTAGTGATGTTATTCCAGTTGGTGCTAATGGTGCTCCTATCGTTAACTCGACTACTTTCTTTAAGTCTGCAAATAAGCAGGTGATGATAAATAATGCCCTACTCTCTTATAGTGTGTCAGCAGGTGGGAATAGTATATCTGCTTATCGTTGCTATTTCTTGGCAGATGATGGCGATAAGCGTATCAGCAATGATTGGAGAGTTGGCGACCAAGCCATGTGCAAGACTGATAATCTCATTTCTCGAACGTCAAACAGAACAGCTAACAGATACTATTGGCGTTTGGTGGTAAATAAGGGAACGGAAACTATCAATGGTAAATTATACCACTTCGTAGACCTTTCGGATATTCGTGGCACGCTTGAGCTTACTATTGACGGCAAACAATATACTTGTGTCGGATATGCTACAAGCATAGAGATTAATAATGACATCCCAAAGGCGGAGGATGACATTATCCAATTAGGAAGTCAGACTGACACCGATAGGCAATATGCTCACATCATCTATGTATCAGAGGGTAAGCGTGTGGACTATGCAGGTATCAATAACTATGACCTTGCTTCACACATTATTAATGAGTTTAGCCCTAAAGAGACAACAGTGCGTTCAGACCATTTCAAGATTATATCCGCAGCAGGTAGGGGGATAAGCTCATCTTTAGTATGTGACAGAGGAGAATGGGTGGGCGGCACGACAGCAGGACACTATGATAGATTTTCTTATAACGGCTCTCTGTGGCTTTGTAATGTTGGAATAGGTAACACTACCAACGAAGCTCCAACGGAAAGCAGTAGGATGTGGATAAAGCAGGTGTCACAGAGTGATGTGTATAGTCTGGAAGTAACCATTGAAAGTGGAGCAATATATGATTCACAAGGCAGTGTTGTCCTATTGGCGACATATAGGAAGGGAAACGTTGATATATCAGACACTATCACAAGCGCATTATGGTCATGGATACGCATAAGCGGTCAAAGTACAGATGCCGAGTGGAACACATCACATAAGGGCGTAGGTAGAAGAATAACAGTGTTAGCATCAGAAGTCGATTCTATGGCTTCATTTGACTGTATAATAGAAGGATAACATATGGGTACAAAAGCAAGAGGGGGTATCACCCTTTATAATGTAAAAAACGGAAAAGATGCAGAGTATCATCGGTTGCGTCCACAGAGCGAGAAAGCTGTTGTGGGGGGTGATAACTCACTGTATATCACACTTTCGTATATCATCGAGCACGTCAATGGTGCGCAAGTGATAACGGAAGCAGGCAGCGCACAAGGATACCATGTCACTGCACGTATGAACAACGGTGTATCTATCGCTATGACAAATGGAGCAGTGAATAGTGGTACTTATAAGTTAACGGACTACTCAAAGGCACAGAACCGCCCCGATTATGTTATCATTGAATTGAGAGATAGTGCCGATAAGATCGTTGACATTCGTACTGTACAAATAATTATGGAAGCATCTTCTTATGTCGATATAGTAGCTGATTTGCGTACTACAGTATCGCAGCATGGAGATAGCATCTCAACTATCAAGCAGACTGCCAATAGTGTGTCAGCTACTATTACAAGTCTTAAAAATGGTCTTGAAACTGTAGGTATGCACTTGGATGGTGAGAATAGCACATTTGATGTCATAGCTGATAAATTTAAGGTTGTTACTACAACTGGAATAGTATCTTTCTTTACCGAAGGTGGTAAGCTGAATGCTGATTTAATTGATGCAAAGTCAATAGTGGCTAAAGGTATCAAGGCTCAAACTATCGATGCGGGAGGAGCTACTTTTCAAAATCTCACCGTTACTGGTGATAGTACATTTGAGGGTACACTCAAAGGCACAAGTGGCTCGTTTACTTCGTTAGATTGCCTTGACGGTACTAATAAGGTTGGTGGCATTACATTCGGGACTATGGGAAATAAAGGCTATATGGCTTTTACAGGTGATTTTGGAATGTTGGGCGAAACAACGGGTGACATTCGTAAGCGTTTCCATAATTTTTATGCAACTAACATTTATTGTAACAGTCAGTTCGGGCATAAGTCAAGGGTCTGTGCGGTTGTGAAGGACGATGAGATGTTTGTTTATAACGATGGACATATTGAAAATGGTATTCGTATAGGTTTAACTTTTAACCATATAATTATAAATGGTAGAAACATTAATTATTATAGAATCCCAATGTATTCTCCTGGCTTCGGGGGTGAATCTGGAGAGATTTTGGATATTGATAATCTAAAGGCTCAAAAGGGTTCGCAAACCTATTTTGATGAACTTCCAGTAGGTGTCCCTATTGATGTTATTATATTCAATGGTACTAAGAATTTCTGTTATGAATTTTTTGGGATGGGATATGGCAAGCAGTGGACGGTTATTAATGGCAATGATAGTCAAGCTGTGTACATTTTTGACCATCGAGAACTTCGTAAGTTTGAAGGTGGGTATGTGTTTGAATATATGTACGTAAATCCACATTGGTTAACTCCTGAGAAGAGTAATGATAATCTTGGTGCAGGCGTATTCTATACGGCTGGTATTGATTTTGACTGGTAAGAACATTATTAATTTAAAATAAAATAATATGAAAAAACTTTTAGATTGTATTTACAGGGTTTTCGAGAAGTTCGCTGCTATTGGTAGCGACAAGTACTTACACCTCATTGCAGGTCTTATCGTAGCATTCGTGCTTGGTAGACTGTTTGCTAACGTTGAAGCGTGGGCGTATCCTGCTATTGTTGGTGTGTTGCTGCTAATGGTGGCAAAAGAGTGTGTTGATTATTACATCCGTAAGGAGCAGTTCGACTGGAAAGATGTAGTTGCTGGTCTGGTGGGTGCGTTTGTCGGAGTCTTAATGTGTCTGCTATGAACTATTTAGAACAATTCAAATACGTAATGTGTAGTGTCATCAGCGGAATGCTGAGTTTATTCTTTCCCATAAGGGACTTTATGTATGCTATGCTTGTAGTCTTCGGAGTCAATTACATCTTCGGATTAGTTGCAGGACTGAAACATGGTGAGGAGTGGAATCTGAAAAAGTCAATGGTGTTCTTCTATCATTGTTGTTTATTCTTCGTAATGTCAGCTTCTATTTTCATTACAGGCTATTTCCTTCATGCAGGAGAAGAGACGCTCGGAGTTGTGAAAGCATTATGTGGCGTAGCGATTTGGTTCTACTCAACCAATATTGTTCGTAACTGGAGAATGATGCTCATTGAGGATACTACAATGTGGAAAGTGGCAGGTTTTGTTTATTACGTTCTGACACTGAAAGCAATCGACAAAGTTCCGTTCCTTAGCGAGTATCTCAAAACGGCTCACGTAAAAGTCGATGATAACAAACCTAAGTTTGAATAACCATTTAACGATAAAGATATGACAGAAGAAGAAAAAAGTGGCATCGTCCACGAGGTGATAGAAACTATCAAAGGGCAGTCGCAAGACATCACAGAACTCCCATTGTCGGATAACATTGAGGATTTCACCACCCTCCCTGCTGTTGGCAAAGATGGCAGATTAAAAAAGTTCAGAGTTACTGATTTGAGGTCAGAGTTCGCAAGTGGTAGTAATATTGAACTTGTGCAGGAAACAGGACAAAGCGAGGATAAGGCGATGTCACAGAAAGCAACCACCGCAGCTATTGCCGCAGCAACAACCACCAATGACGGCAAGAACTTGCAGGAGGTCTATGAGGTCTCTAAGTCGGCTGCCACACGAGCAAGTCAGATTCAATCTACTATTGAGGTGGTACAGGAGCGTGGCGAGGCTACCGATAAACCTATGTCACAGAAGGCGGTGTCCGATGCCCTTGCTCAGATAGAAAAGAAGGCTGAGGATAACGCAACCGCTATTACTTCTATATCTGCAAGTGGCGGTGTGCCTATTGCGCAGGAGGCAGGCGATAGTGCAACATCTGTGATGTCACAAAAAGCGGTGACGGAAGCAATCAGCCCACTTGAAAAAAAAACACCTATAGATACGATAGGCGATGGTTTCTACGTGTCAGACAAGTTCGGAAATATCGTTATAAAATTCGACTCTAACGGTTTTGATGTTGCGAAACTATCTGCTCACTTTTTATCGCTTTTAGCATCGTTGATAAATATTCCTATTTTTGAAACAAAGGAGAGCGGGTTCTACGTAACTGACGCAAACCTTAATATAGGATTTCAAGTTAATTCGGAGCATAGTAACTATTTACAATTTAAATAAATTTAATATATATGGGTATAGCAATCATATTAAAGGATAGTGATTTTTCGAGCCTTAATCTTGGAAAGGTCGAATTAGAAAAAAAAGTTGATGTCCTGCGATCAATCGCTATTTTAGCAGAAGACAGTTATAGTGGTAGTACAGCGCAATTGCACTGTGCTTTTGAACCTCTTAATACTACTTATAATAGTGTTAGATGGAGTATTGTAGAAGGTGGTGATTATGCCTCTATAGATACTGATAGTGGTCTTCTCGTGATTAAGACAGGCGCAAGCAACAATAATGTGAAGGTTCGTGCAACATCGGTCCACTCTTCTTCCATAATCGCAGAGAAGACTATAGCAGTAACAAGAGTCGTTAATAAGGTGTACTCTTATGAAGATGCGCCTATTCAGCCAGTGTTTATTGATAAATCATACTTCGAGAAAGATTTTACAGTTTTCCTTAAAACAATATGGAAATCTGATAATCAGTTCTCAGGATCTTGTTTCTTCGGTCTTTATAGCGACAATTTGGGATATAAAGGCCTTGAGTTTATCGCTGATGGTTCTAATAACAGTAATAATATTCTAAGAAATAGCTCTTGGGGTGAAAACAAAGTTATTGTACCTACAATAAGAAATAATGCCCCGATAGGTTTGAAGGCTGTTGGGAGAAACTTATATTATACTCTTGATGGAAGAGAATGGACGCTATTTTCAAGTGAGTATGGTACACAAAAGTCCCCTGTAGCTAAATTGTGTAAATTAGGAACTTATCACGAAGTTGTAGTGCATGTTGATGTGTACGATGGTGAAAAGGATTTGTCTAATTTGTTTACCTAAATAGGTGCGCGTATGAAAAAGGTTAAATTGAAAACAGGAACAGAAGACGTCAGTGTAGTTACTTCCTCATCAGATTCTCTATATGACACATCAAGTGTTGAGAGCTATCTCTCAATGCTTGCATCGAGAAAAAATTTATCCAATCTGTCTGATTTCGAGTTAAAAAGCGAACTTGACGCAGTAAAGGCACGGAGAGAGGGTCGAATGCTTTTTGAAGATGATTTTGAGGGTAACTCTCTTGATGAGTCAATGTGGAATGTTGACGAGGGATATTTTAACAAAAGAATGTGGTATGTCAATTCCAAAGAGAATGTGCTCGTAAATAACTCTCAATTGATAATAACATGCTCTAAGAATAGTTTTAGCGGAAAGACATCAGCAGGGCAAATTCACACACGGGGTAATTTTGATTTCGGAGGGAACGTAAGAATTGAGGGAAAGTTCAAGATGCCAACGATAAGTGGATTCTGGCCAGCGTTTTGGACTTGGGGGAGCGATTGTTACTCCGTTAGAAATGGCGCATCAGACTATTCAGAGCTTGACATCTTTGAGATTTTTGGAGCAAGTCCTCGAATAGATGTTAACTTTTGGAGCGGAGATAGTGTTGGCGATGGCACTACGGCAGGAGTTGAGAATAAGAGTTTCACGATTAGAAATAACGATGAAAAGTGGCACATTTATCGGGCAGATATATATGCTAATAAGATAGAGGTGTATTTTGATGGTGTACTCTTTGGAACGTTTGACACGACAAGTGTTAAAGGAAGCATGTATTACAAGTTAAGGCAATATCTCTTAGTAAGTGTGCAGATGTGGGAAAGAGACACTGTTTCTTCTAATATTGAGGATGCTCAGTTGAGATGTGACTGGATTAGAGTTTACGCATTGTCAGATGGGAATCAGTATCCTGATTCTATTGCGTTAAAGGAGACGAGTGTAACTCTTAGAGTTGGAGATAAGTATCGAATATTATGTGACACACCTAACTCTTTTGATCGTACTATTAAGTACATTATACAAGACGAGGCTATTGTATCACATGGGGATATGGTTATTTCTGAAATTGTGGCAAAGAGCCGAGGGAAAACAAAGGTTCTCTTATGTACAAGAAACGGAAGGAGTGCTATGTTCAATGTAACGGTCAATGAGTAAAGTAATATTTTCTTCAACCTCTAATGATCAATTAGAGATTAAGTATAACTATGACAGAACTGATTTTGATTTTAACGCCTCTGTTGATGAGTTAAGTCAGTTCTGTTCTGCTTATTAAATGGAAGTTATGGAAACAATAGATATTGGAAACAGAACGGGTAGCATCTTGCGAATTAACCGCAAGAGCGACTTCCCTCTTGGCATAAGGCTGGCAGAGGGAGAGTTTCCTGATTATGATTTCACATTGAGAGCCACGTCTGGAAGTGGGTTTACTGTATTCAGGGCTGAAAGGCGGAACGGCATCTGCACTCATTGCAAGGTGTCTGATGGTCAGCTTGTGGTGTTCTTTGACAATCATAATTTGGGTAAGGGTCGTGTGAAAATAGAGGTCTTTATATACTTTCCCGATGATAACTTTTCAGACGGCTATCGTAGAGAGTGTTTCTCTGTATTGTCAAACATTGAGCTCGTTGACGACAATGGTGATGCTCTCAAACTCGCTATGCCCGACCCTATTGTGATAGAGAAGGAGGTCATTAAAGAGAAGAAAAGTATCTTAGTTTGGCAGATATAGTAAACATAACAGAATGGATACTTATAATTTTATAAATGCTCTATAAATTTTTATATAAAAATTATAAGAAAATTATAAACTGATACTCAAATAGTTACATGGATATTTATAATTTGCTTATAAAAAGTTTATAAGAGTTTTATAGAAATTATAAAGCACTCATTCGCAAAGGAAATAGATTATGGCAAATTTCACAATAGCGGAAATGGTACAATCCAACACCGCAGACAGATTAAAGATTAGCAACAACCCACCAGCAAGCGTAAGGGTTCATTTGACAGAAACAATTACGCTTTTAGAGTGTATTAGAGCAGAGTGGGCAGAATATTGTGAGAGATATTCTCTCGGTACACCTGCAATACGTATTTCAAGCGGCTATCGGTCACCAGAATTGAATAAGGCTGTAGGCGGAGTAAAAAACTCTGCACACGTTGAGGGTTATGCAGCTGACTTGCAGCCTGTCAATGGTAATCAAGATGAGTTTGAAAAGTTCTTTGCAACAGAGTTTTCCCATATGGGTTATGCTTTTGACCAAATCATTATCGAGAAGTCGAAGACATCCAGATGGGTGCATGTAGGCTATAAGCGTGCCGACGGAAAGCAGAGAAGACAATGTTTCACATTAAACGTATAAGGATATGGACGACAAAGAAATTAAATACTATGTGTACACAATGTTAATTGTAATAGGTTTACTTGCGCTTACGGCACTCTGCTTCACAAGTTGTTCACATAGAGTGTATGTTCCTGTGCAGTCTATCCGCACAGACACTATCTACATGGCGAAGAAAGACAGCGTACATATCAAGGACAGCCTTATCACTCGGCAGGTGATTAACATCCGTGATAGTGTCGCTATTCATGACAGCGTTGTGATAGTTCAGGACGAGCAAGGCAACGTCAAGGAACGGCTTATTGTCCGTTATCGTGACCGATGGCACGCTACGCAGGACAATCTTACCCTCCAACGTCTGATTGACCGCTACAAAGCGAGCAATGATAGCTTGCGTGCAACAAAGACAGAATACAAAGAAGTTCCAATACCAGTAGAAAAAAAACTATCTCGGTGGCAGATAATCAAGATGGATGTCGGTGGTTGGGCGATAGGCGCAATGTCGACCTTTCTACTTGCAATCATTGGATATATCGTTGTTTGGCTGTTGAAGAAGTATAGGAAGATTTAATTCTTTCCAATGTTTGCAATATTTGAAAGAATTTGCATAAATCCATTGAATAAATATTCCTTTTCTCTTGCATCTTTCACGATAATTTATTAAATTTGTAGGAGAAAAGGATTGAATTCGTATTTGACATAGATTTAGGTTTTTAGTTATTATTAAGGTAAGATTATTTTTAGGATAACCCTGCAATCCGTGAGGACAGGCAGGGTTTTTCGTATAAACATTAAATATTATATGCTTTAGTAGTCTTTTTTGTGTAATCAAGAATTTTTTTCATAGCTTCATCGGAATGCTTTCGCATTATTCGAATATAGTTGTATATAGGTCTATTTTGCTTCATGGATTGTCCTATCGTATATTCAAGTACCTCAAGAGGAATACCCAACTCAAATCCATATTGAACAAACGATTTTCTTGCCGAGTAGAAGCATAATCGATGTAATTCTAAGTTGTTACCTATTTTCTGTAACGTACGTGCAATGTATCTATTAAAGTTTCTGTAAGTAAATGAATACCCAAATTTAAGACTATTATCGTCTGATTTGTACTTGTTGATTATGCAAAGTGCTTCAACAGGTATCGATATTTCTATACGTTTATCTCCACGTTTCGTGTTTTTTGTTTTTGTACGTATGTATTCAATCTCTTTGTCGTTTGAGAACTTTATCGATAAAATGTCTATTAGGTTTACACCGCCAAGATAAAAAGACAGAAACCACAAGTCTTTTGCTATAGATTCTATCTTGCTCTGAGGAGTATACTCTTTTAGCTTGCAGAATTGCTCAACAGACAAATCGAGATTGCGTTCTAAAGACTGAGGTATCTTGCAATCTTGGAAAGGGGGTATGTCTTGCTTTACGAAATATCTTTTTCTTGCAAGATTTGTTAAGACACGTAATCTAACGAGGTACATTCCTGTAGTAGTCTGATTGAGCTTTTTCTTATTCCTCAAGAATCTTTCAAAGTTACTAATCGTTGTAGGTGTTATATCCTTAGCTGCTATGTCACCTTTCGTAAATTCAGTAAAGTATTTACCACACCTTTCTATAAGCTCAGCATAGCCGATTCTTTTGTCTTCTCTTAGTTCTTTAACGTACTCTTTACAAATTACACCTATTGCTATGTTTTCGTCTTTCTCAGAGTAGTTAACGAGTCTATTCTTTAACTCCCTTGACGATAACATAGCAAGTCCATTTGTGTCATTTAGAATTTCTTGATACTTGTTTAATAGATTGCGAAGCTGCATGTTTATAATGTCAGCATCGAATCTCTTTACTACTTGACCATTTTTGAATTGGGACAAATCGTCTATAATATAGGGTGTGATAATATAAGATGTTTCATGACGATGTCTTACAGCAATGCGTATTTTGTGCTTTCCATTAGAAAGCTGCTTTGCTTTAAAAATTGTTGGAGAAAGTGTTGCCATAATGTTCTGTTAAAATTAAAGGATACTCAAAAGTAACGCAGTTTACGTCAGATTTGAGAAAATAATCTCTTTTTTTTTAACTAATATAGGCGTAAGTCAGAAAAAGAAAATGCCCTAAACTAAGGATGTTTGGGCATTTCTTTCAAGTGATTCGCATGGGGCTCGAACCCATGACCCCAACATTAAAAGTGTTGTGCTCTACCAGCTGAGCTAGCGAATCTCCCTATGTTTTTATAAAGCGAGTGCAAAGGTAACAAGAATTTCTGATATTTCCAAATTATTTATAACTTTTCTTGTGCCTTTTTATTATTACATGGCTATTAGATGAAATCTTTTAGTGTGAGACATGATGATTTCCAGCAGGATAAGAGTTAACCCCAAATCGGTTATGTATAATTCTTATTACTATAGTGTTGTTTCTAAACATCTTTTATTTTCTTATCGGCATCTTGCGTGTTTTTGTAACTTGACGTAGCCCGTTATGCCTGCGTTACAACGACAGGCAATCTGCTCGATAAGAAAACAAAATATGTTTAGGCTCTAATGAGCGATTTGGGTTAAACTAACATATCATGCGATACAATCTTAGTTAGGGTAGTTTATTTTCTGTTTATTTTATATTTGTAAAATATTTTGAGTTATCTCGTTATTAAAATATGCTCTTTTAGCATTCAATTAACGCCCAATAGGCTTTCAAAAGATGCCCTTTTGAGGTCTAACTAACGCCCTTTAAGAAGCCTATTAAGCATCTTTTGAAATGCCTTAACTTAAGTGGTTGATTCCCTGTTGGTTAGAAAGATGATATTTATGTGTGTTTTTCGTCCTTATTTTAATAGGTTTATTAAGATTTATGTAAAGTCTTTTCAATGCGGTATGTATAGTTGAAGTATTTCATGATGAGATTTTCAATGTAGGCAGATGAGAGATATAAATGAGTTTATGAATGATAATTACACCGTTAATTAGCTCATAAAACAGCATCAGATTGAGCTCTGCATGATGAAAATGTTAATACAAAAGTAATTCTGTGATTAACTCAAAAAGTTGCTTTTATAGTTGCTTTGTAAAAGATAAAATACTATATTTGCGGCGTAAGATTGATTATTTAATCTGTTACTAAACAATCTAATGTGGTATTATCCACTAATCTATTACTAATATCTAAACTATGTAGCCGATGAATGTATTAGACTATGTAAAAGCGTTCAATGAGTTTTTGTGGAATAGTTTTCTCATGTACGCATTGTTAGGAGTAGGCATTTTCTATACTGTCTACCTTGGCTTCCCACAGATTCGCCATCTAAATTTGGCGTTTAAGTATGCTTTTGGTCCAATATTCAAGAAGCGAAAGCCTGGTGAAACAAAAGTTAATTCATTCCAAGCATTAGCCACAGCTGTAGCTGCTCAAGTTGGTACTGGTAATATTGGTGGTGTGGCAACAGCTATTGCAAGTGGTGGTATGGGAGCTATTTTCTGGATGTGGGTATCTGCATTGTTAGGAATGAGCACCATTTTCTCTGAGGCAGTACTTGCCCAGAAGTATAAGAAAGAGTATCATGGTGAGACGGTTGGAGGCTCAGCCTATTATCTTTATTATGGACTTGGTAGTAAGTGGCTTGCTGTTTGTTTTTCTGTAGCTATTGTTCTTGCGTTGGGATTCGTTGGAAATATGGTACAAGCAAACTCTATCTCAATAGCTTTGAATAATGCTTTCCATATACCTTCTTATATTATAGGTATTGTTTTAGCAGCTGTTGTGGGTGTAGTAATTATTGGAGGACAACGCCGAATCACCGCTATTGCCGAACTTTTAGTCCCTTTCATGGCGGTTGTATATATCTTGGGTTCGCTTGTTATCATTTATATGTTTGCTGATCAGTTGCCTCATGTTATCCGTACAATCTTCCAAGATGCTTTCTCTATGAAGTCAGCAGCAGGTGGAGCCGCTGGTACGGTGATGAAATATGCCATTCGCTATGGTGTTGCTCGTGGTCTGTTTTCGAATGAGGCTGGTATGGGTTCAACACCTCATGCTCACGCTTTGGCTGATGTTAAAGACCCTTCTGAGCAGGGATTTGTAGCTATGGCAGGTGTTTTTGTTGATACCGTTCTTATCTGTACATCAACAGCTTTTGTCATTATGCTGACAGGTTCTTTCCAAAATCTAAGCTTAAAATCGGTTGCTATTACGCAAGAAGGTTTCGAGATAGCTTTTGGAAATGGTGGAATTATCTTCCTTGCCATCAGTCTAATCTTCTTTGCTTTCACAACAATTATTGGGTGGTATATGTTTGCTGAGATGAATATCAAGTTTATGTTTGGTAAGAAGGGCATTCTTTCTTATCGTACACTTGTTGTTCTCTTTGTCTTTCTTGGCTGTCTTTTTGCAGCAGATATGGTATGGGAATTGGCAGATACCTTCAATGGTCTGATGGTAATTCCTAACCTTATTGGTATTATTTTCCTTGCACCTCAGGTAAAGAAAATATACAAGAACTTCTTGGCAAACAGAAAAGAAAATAATTCTTAA